GAAGGGTGATGTTTTGGCTTGCGGCTGCAGACTGCATAGCCTGTTCCATCTCCTGTTCACGCTGCTTGAAGGATTGTACCTTTTCGTCGTAGTGACGTTTGAGATCGTCGTAACGTTTTTTGTAGTCGTGGTCCCTTTCTTCGGACCCTTGTACAAAGGATGTTGCTTCTTTCTCTTCTGGTTCTTCTTGCTGCGCTTCTACTTCAACGTTGTCATCATCGTCTTCGTATACCTCGTCACGGTATTTTCCACGATATAGACCTTCGTCGTTGACTGTTCCAAAGGAATCATTGGGTTTGTTTGCGCGGTGTCCGCGTACTTTTTGTTTTGCCATTGTTTTACCTCATGTTGCGGGGCCACATGGCTGTGGGTAGCCGCTCCGGTTGTGTCAGGGCCGCGTTAGTGCGGGTAGCTGACGGATCTTTTTACGGAAATTCTGGTGCTGCGAACGTGCGGTAAAATTCATGTCCGCCCAGTTCCGTAGAAAATTCTAATTTTTTTGATTCACGCATCCACTGGCTAGGAGCGTCTTTACGTGTATAAAATAATGTATTCGCTGGAAGTCGCTGTACGCCTTCCGCTTCAGGATCAAGGACGTTTTGTGCCGCTGCTGCAGCTTTTGCAAGACCCTTATCTGCAAGACCCTTTTTTACCTCGACCGCTCTATCATAAAAAGTGGTTGGCTCTAAGCCTGAAAACTGAAACGACTTGTTTTTTGCAATTTGTTTTAATAGCACATCATCTAGTGTTTTTAGATTTTTAAAATCATAGTAGTCAGAATCCATACGATTCTTAACTACTTCTCCAATTGCTTCCATGCTTTCGACAGGATCAGTCGTAGACTGCGTTTCTGTCAAGAACAATACGGTTAGCTTGTCTTCAGGAGAAAGGCTCTTGATAAAACTTTTGATCTGTGTGCGCTGGGGTTTCTTGGCTGCAAACTTAGATAGCTTTGCCTTTAGTTCGTCGGATACAGGAAGGTACTCTTCCATACCGGTGTCTTCGCCTACGTCGCTCAGTTCCATACCCTGATCTGTAATGAAGCTACCTTTTGCTGCACCAATCTTTTCGCCGTACTTGGCTTGACGGCGTTTGACTTCGGGTTTTCCTTCGTCGTTAATTTTGTCTAAGAAACTCTTGCCGTGCTTCTTTTCAATGACTGCTACAACTTCGGGTTCGATTAGGCGTTCGCCGTCTGAAAGGGCAACGTCTACCATCTTAACTTTGCCGCCCTTTTTCATCTTTGCAGTCTTGGATGCGTCAGCAACGATCTTGTCTAGCTTTTTTTCATTCTTTTCATTAGCTGGCTGGTTTACTACAAACGAACCTGCTTTGACTGATGTGTAGCGATTGTCTGCAATAGACTGGGCATCTGATACGCTCTCTGGATCTTTGTTTACGAAGCCTTCTGTTACGTTGTCAGCGCGACCGCCGGGAGCAAGATTCGTTCTGTTTTGAGGGCGACCGTGTGTGATTGTACCGCCGTATGCGTCGCCGCCCCAGCCGCCACCAGTTTCCATACCTGCGTCAGATACTGAGTTTCCGTCACTGTCTGTGTGACCACCCATGTCTCCGGGACCAGACATGCCGCTGTTTGAACCCATCGAACTGCTTCCGGCGGTGTTTCCAGTAGTCCCAGTGTTTTCGGTGTTTCCAGTAGTCCCAGTGTTGTCGCTGTTGCTGCTGCCCGGCGAAGATGACGTGTCTGATGGCGTGTCTGATGTTAGGTCTGATACATCAAGATCAGCATCAAAATCTACATATGAGTCTATCGGAGTACCAACATCATCATAGGCGGTGGGAGAAGTTCCCAACACATCATTAACATCGGTATAACCGAATGTTGGATCAAAATCTACATCTGATGGTCCGTATCCGGCCCACGGAGAATTAGTATTTGTTACAAATGTACCAGTCCCGCTTGTAACGGGTGTTTTTATCATACCCGACCCGTAAGGATTTTGTGTGTAGGAGTAGACCACACCCTCACTCGCCAAGCTTCCCATACCAATATTTGCACCCTCTACTGCTCCGTAACTAGCAATATTGTATGCGGATGTTATGTCGGGAATAGTGTCTAAATTAGTAAAGTCAACTGCAGCTAGTGCATCGATAATATTTTGCTGATGTTGGATTGCGGTTAAGCCGGGAGGTACGTTATCGACCATACCAGACATTACAGGACCAAAGCCTAACTCCGACAACATACCGGGAGAGTATCCAACCATTTGATTGTTCAACAAGCCTACGCCGTATCCCGGAGTACCTTTTTTAGCTTCTGAAAATATGTTTTCTAAGTTTGCTTGACTTAGTGCTCCAAACGCTGTAGAAAGAATACTGATAGGCCCCAATGCCGGACCCAGTATTTTAGGAAGTCCTGTTGCCCGTTTTGTTCCTGTAAGTGGGTTAAGTTTAGTAGGGACATCCATAACAGACTTGATTCTATCTGATAGCCAAGCCTCTAAGCCAGTTAATGTTGATTCTTGTCCTACGCCAGAAAGCTGAGATGTGGTTAAACCTTCTCCTTTTGATTCTTCAGAAGTCAAACCAACTGCCCGTGATGCACTGCGAAGAACAGCGTAAGGTGTCCAAGAACGAGATCTGTCATCTTCAAAAGGAGACGGAACCTCACTAGCTTTGCCAACAGCAAACTCAGCAGCAGCAGCACCTAACGTGCTTTCAAGGTATTCTTGTAATATACTCATGGGTTATCTGAGTCCTTTGCGGTTATAAAAGCTTCATAATCAGCCTTCAATCCTCTAAGCGTTTCCAGTGAAGTTATCTTCCCCTGCAGACGGAACACTTCCAGTTCCGATCTGGCCCCCACCAACGCCCGAAGCGTCATCTGGATTTGCTCCTGCAGGTACGTCTCCAGACTGTCCCATGCTTGCTTGTTGGTCACTAGGCTGCTGACCTTCCGGGCCTGTTCCTTGTTGAGCATTCTGTGCCAATCCTTTCAACATCTCTGCAAAAATTTGCGCCTCGTTCATGTCGTTAACTAAACTATCAGGATCGATGTCTTGAGCGATAGCAAGTTCACGCATGAGGTTAGGTATCTTAATAAACGGTGCCAGCATCGGGTTAGATACCGTCTGTAGCAAAGTGGTCAGTCTTTGGCTGCGGACTTCTTTCTGCATGACTGCAGCTACGCCGCGAGGTTTGATTTCCAAGTCACCTTCGATATCCGGGGCATCTTCGTTGAACTGCATGTTCCACTGAAAGTACGCCTCACCAAGCGGCTTGAGTAGTGCATCATCAATGTTCTTGATTACTGTCTTGAGAGATAGGCTTGCACCGCCAAGCAGCATCGATAATCCTGATGCTGTACGACCTGTTCCGGCTACGCCAGTTTGACCGTGCATGATTGACGGAAGACCCGTCTCTTCGTCTGCAAGCTGACGGCTAATCTGATACATCTGAATGTTTTCAGGCGCAGTGTTCGGAAACTTGAGTCCGTTGACTGCTGTGCCTGTTACACCAGACTGACGACGGAATATCTTTCCGGGAAAAATATCCATGTTCTGTCCGGGAACTAAACTTGCTTCGTCTACGTCGAACACAAGGTTGCCAGCAAGAGCTAGGTTGTCGATTGCCATTCGAACGTGACCATTCATCAGCATCTGTGCATCTTCCATGTTTTCCGCTACGCCAACACCCCACATTTGATAGGGGTTAATTTCGTAAGGAAAAACATTAAAGGGTATACGAGCAGGAGTAAACGGGTTTAAGACACAACGAAGAATAGCATCACCACAAATCCAAACATTGACTTGAATCTGATCCATTGATCCCATGTTATTTGGAACATCCAAACCGGCTTCGTATGCCATTTTTGCATCTAGAACACCCCAGTATTCAAGAACCTCAAAACGATTCTCCTGATAGTACGCTTCTGTTTCGTCTTCACGAATAGTATCTTCGTAGTATTTATCTACATAGTTTGATCCTTTTGCAATAGCGTCTTCAATTGCATCTTTATAAAAGTACGGATGATTCATCAAGCCTCTGAGTTGCTGACGATTCATACGATGTCTTTGAATTACGTATTCACAGTCTTCTATGCTCGTTGCTGATGGGTCTGGATGAAAGTCCCAGACTGAAACGTGTTCGATGCGCGGAACAACCTTTTCGTACGGGGTGTACGTTCTTTCGCCCTCTTCATCACGCTTCCACTGATGTACTCGCTTATAAAAGTTAAATGGTCCTTTTACGATACCTGTTCCTAGCAAGGCAGATTCAAAAACAGCACTTCGGAATACGTTTACTGCACTTGTATCTAGAAGTTGATCGTGAATCATTTTCTCCATGTTTAAGGCTGTCTTTTGTGCTGGAGAGATTTGCGGCTCACCTACAAGCGACGGACCGGGACGCAAAGGAGCGTTTGCATACCTGTCTTTTAAACCACCTAAAAAATCACGCCCACCAGAAGCTTGCATTGCCCCCGGCTCTAGAGTGCGACCATCTCCTGCATAACCGTACGGATCTATGATAGAATCCAACGGCGTTTCCATATGAGCAAACTCTTCTATGCCTTCTGGAACTGGGGTTGATTCTACAACGAGAGGAAACTTCTTGTTTGCAAAAAGTATATCGATGATCTGCCCATAAGCAGCAAGAACTTTAGTTTTCGTAATTTTAATGAATACTTTGGATCTTTCAGAATCACGATATTGTGTTGTGGAATCGTAGATACCACGAAAGTTCTTGTACGATTTTAGCCAGCGTTGCTCGTAAGCATACCGACCATTTTCGGAATCCTCAAACTTTTTGCGAATATATCCTGACAGCCCTGAAAAAGATTCTTCAGGGTTGTAGACTACGACCTGTTCGTCATCAGGAGGTTGGAGAAAATTTTCAGACATCTGATTTTAGTAGTCGCGCTGTTCAGCCATTTTCATAACTGACGGGTCAACGGCTTTCTTGGTCATCTTCTTTGGCATGTCTTCGGTGAGAACACCCTGCTTTGCCATTGTGTCAAACTCAAGACCTTCCCGATATAGTTTATTGCAACCCATCATGTCATCAACTTTAGTTTCGTCGCTGTTCATAATATAAGATGCACCCATATTCATGTTCATGGTTAGTCTCCCAATTTATGGTGTGTAAGAAATGAAGCCGGTTGCTTCTTTGCCTTCACGAGCGGCTTCTCTCGCTTGGCTCAGTCTATCATTGATAGAAAGAAAAGATGATGGTGTAGCAGAGACAGGTTGAGGTACGTTTGTAACGGATTGACCCGCACCACCTTGAACCTGCTGCTGTCTAGCTCGTGCTGCCTGTATTACGCTAGGCACTTCTGGTATATCTGTAACACTTCCCGGAATCGGACTGAATGCAGATTCGAAAACACGAAGTCCTGTTTTGAGTGTTTCGGCTGGAGTTGGCGGTACATAGCCTTCAGGAATTGCCTCACTCAACATTTCTCCTGTTTCGGTAGGTTGAAAAAAGCCAGATTCAAAACCTAAATCTGCCATTTCTGCATCAGACTCTGCGTTTGATGATGCAAGTGATTTAATATCCATAAAAGTTCCCAACATAGGAACAGAAACTGTACCGGCTACAAATGCTGTAAGAGGCCTGTAGCCTCTGCGAATAGTAGAAAGTATGTTATTTCCTTTTGCTACCTTCGCTTCTTTGTTAGCAATTGTAGAAGCCTCTTGTTTCATAACACGAGCTTCTGCTGCTGCTTGTGCATTTTGTCCTAGCTCAATATCCATCTTTTGTTGACGAAGTTCAGAGGCTGTCATTTGTTCGCGGGATAGCTGCTTAGATAACTCAGGGTCAATCTGTCCAGCAATATTTCCACCAACTACTTCTCCGCTAGGAGGAAGACTCTTAAAAAAATCATCACTAACTGCTGTTTCGTATCCTAGCTCTTCTAAAACCTCTTGTGTAGCTGCAATTGTTGATGTCCGTCTAGATTGATTTTCTACACCTATGTCATTTAAAAACTGAGCGGGGCTTTTACTTTCAGATGCAGCAGAGAATAGAGCTAGGTGCCGTGCTGTAATTTTTTCTAGCTGCTTGCGTCTAGCAGCAGAAGCTGCATAATCTTCAGCCACATCTGCTGATGCACGAAGAGTTAAAGCTTTTCTAGCCTGACCAGAAACGTCAAAACCAGAAAGAATACTTTCATTTAGGTTGCGAAGTTTTTTAACTCGCATAGGCTCTTGGCGTTTGCCCTTTTTTTCACTCGTTACAGTTAAGTATTCTGGTCCGAACACCTGATCAAATACTTTGTTTATACGAGCAGAGTTTGCTTGAGGATTTTCAAATAGTAATCCTGCTTTTCTATCTCCGACGTGCATTTTAATTGCGTCTAAGATTGGTGGAGCAAAAACAGCCTTTTTAATCGTTGTTTTACCAGCGTCTTTAATTTCAATATTATCAACAACGCCAGTTTTAAAATTTATATCTTCAATATTGATTCCGGCTAAATCTTCTGGTCGGTATCCGCCTAACATGTGCATAATAAGCTGTGCAGATGCCTCTTTATCTCCGGCGTTTTTTAAGGCTATTGCAGAACTTTTTAATTTAGTAAACACGTCGTCTGGAAATTCTTTTACTGTCGCACGAGTTACTTTAAAGTCAAATGTTTCTTGGGCTACGTCTTTACCTAGCTGTGATTTTAAGGTTCGACTGGGCCAACTTGGTCTGTGTCCTGCATCTTCCATGATGCCAGAAAGAAATGCTTGAGCTTTTGTAGCTTGACTCTTTCCTAGTTTTTGATATCCCTCACCTTGCATCAACTTACTAAAGGCAACAGGATCAGCAGCAACTTCTGCTGGAGTCATATCTAACATACCCGACGTTTCAAAGAATTTTGTCGCAGCATTTATCTTGCTTTGACCCATAGACTTTGTTTCGTCTAGGCTACGATTAGCAAACAAGTCACGAAGCGTAGTATTGTTTATAGTTTGAGGTCTGCCATCAGGGCTGGCAGCAAGCATATCCTCAAATTCTTTGTTAAACTTTGCCATTCGTTAGTATCCGAATACTTCGTCTTGAACCTTGTAGACGTGGTTCTTGATTGCGCCTAGTTGTTGGTGTATAGATGCGTAGCCACTCATACGTGTCATTACCATGTAACGAAGAGCATCGTAGGCGTGGTCTTCTGCTTTCGTGTCCACGTCTTCGCTGTTGGTTTTTGATAGCGGGATACCTGCCAACTGTTTTACAATGTGCTGGCAAGTAGAGAATAAGCGGAGACGTGGTTCCTGTGAATAGGGATCATCCGCAAGTCTCCGGTGAACTTCCATCTTTCCTTGAATGCGATTGCGATCTGAAGGAGTCCAACGAACGCCCTGCCTCATCATAACTTCCGCAATAGACGGCCCAAAGCCTGTCTTATTCCAGCAGGAAGAATCGAGTACGGTATAGTGAGGTAATGGGTCAAGCTCTTCTGCTTCTAGTATTTTATCAGCTAATTGCTCCGCTGTCAAGTGCTTTGCATACAATTCACGATAAACCCAAATATTATTATCCCAATCAATAGCACCCCAAAGAACGCACGACGGCGACGCATAGCCGTAGTCGGCGGCACGTATACGGGGCCAGTTTGTTGGAAGTTCATAAGGTTCGACCACATGTCTCGCTCGTGAAAATTCAGGGAAGGCCGCTCCCTCTGCCACATCCCAATCCCCTTCGAGAAGTCTCTTCCGTTCGACCTCTGGGAGCGAACGCAACATGGCTTCGTATTGACCGTCTGCCATGAGGTGGGGATTATCTGTCAACCGTGCTGGTACAAACTTTCGGAAGAACAGCGGTTGACCTGCCTTTTCGTGACCAGCAGGCCACAGAAACGGCTTCATAGTATCTATGTCGTATGCAGGGAAGGCTATGTTCTCTGTGCGAGAATCGATGTACATCTTCTTTACCCACCAGCCACCGACACCGCCGGGGTTGGCTGTACAACGCATATATAGATGTTTCTGTAATTCGGGATCGGTAGAGCGTAAGCGGGAACGTAGATAGTCCCAGACGTACGGTGTTGGGTATTGGGTTATTTCGTCGATACCTATCCAGTTGAACGCCTGTCCTTGAAAACGGGTAACGTCCTTGTCTCTGTCTAGGTACGTAAACCAAATCGTGGCACCAGAGGGAAATACCCAAGTGGATTTTGATTCGCGGAACTTGGCTCCGGGAAACGCCTTCGTATAGAGTTGGCGTGATTTGTCTATGAGTTCTGTTAGTTCGTCGAGTGTGCGACGAAGAAGAAGTCCACGATGATTAGGGTTGTGACAATAGCGTAGGGGGTCAGCAAGTAGAGCAAACGATTTACCACCGCCAGCCGCTCCGCCATAGAGTACGTCTTGTTCTCCAGCAGAAAGAAACTCTTCTTGAGGGCCTTCGTTCGGTTTAAAAACGACTTCGGCATCTCCAACAAGATCAGAAACGGGTTCGGGCAGAACGGCGAGATCTCCCATGTCAATGACGGATGATCCCTTTCCGGTGATTGCTTTTTCGACTTTTCCAATTGTTTTTTCGAGTTCACGTGCGTGGCTTCTTCGTGCTTCTGCTTGTTTCGTTGTCTTTTCGGCTTTTTTCTTTGCAGTACGCAGTCGCTTTTGCGCTGCGCGACGAGCACGTTCAGCAGTCGAAAGTTGGTAGGTGCGCTTGGGTGCGTCTTCAGCCATTCTTTTCAGCACTTCCCTGTGCAGAGCGTCCTCGATGTTTTTTTAGACGCATCGGCTGACGATTTTCAGGTTTATCCGTAGTAGGGTCATAGGTTCCTACTGGTTTAAAATCTTCAGGATCAGTTTTAGTGGCAGGTTGATGCCATACATCTGCAGAGCTAATATCACCCCCGTATGCTTTTTTAGCATATCTTTCTTCAGGTGGCATTTTTTGCAATACCTGATACCTATCAAACTCTTCGTTCGTTAGGTTACTGACGTTTTCTAGTGCAATCTTTAGTATTTCTTTGTCAGTCCGCATCGATCACGACCTCTTTCTTAGGGGGTAACAGGACTACACCGTGAATGGCGGTTACATTGTGGTTGATTTGTTCTTGCTTTGCCACTCCAACGCGGTTGAGGAGCGATTCAGCAGCTTTGAGACGAAGATCGTCTCCGCGTTCTGGGGCGGGGTTGTCTATAGTAGAGATTACACGGTTAGCAGCCTTCAATGCGTTGGTTGCAAGGACTTGCTTGGTGCGTTCGATGATTTCATCGGATAGGGTAGACTTGAGCCACGCTGCAGAGCCTCTAGAGTATCCTGCGTCTATGGCTGCTGCGGTGACCTGACCACCATTTTCAAATAGCAACTCTAGGAACTGTTCCTGTTGTGGAGTCAAGTCCCTTTTTTTGTGAGTCTGGGGTAAGAGATTCATAAAACCTGACTTTCAGTCCTGATGTTTCTGTGCATTTCCACTTGATGTCTAGTTCAAACAAATTAGCCGCCACAGCAAACTCTGCCATCTCATCTACCCGCTGTTCACATTCGTTTTTTGAGGCGTATGGGCCTCTTGTATCGTTTAATTGCGTACAAGTTTCAGGAGAAACGGTTAAACAGACGAGTAGAGATGCTTCAAACATGAGATTAGCTCTTTTATAGGAGACGTGGGACCGATTTCTTAGCCTACATCGCCCTGTTACTACAAGTCAGAGAGGTTAATTGTCGGGATGCGCTAGAATAATCTAGCCCCACAACCCAAGTATAGCCACTATATGTATGTAAGTCAACAGGAAATGTGGCATGGGTTACTTTTTTCTTAAAAAAAATTAGAACGGGGTCGGTTTTTGGTTGACAAATGGTGATTTTACCTGTATGATGAGGGTAAGACCCGCCGGGAAATAACACCATTACCCACCGGGACACGTCAAGACACGTAATACGTCGGTTTTGTACCCCATTGGGAGATCCCTTTGGGGTCTTTTTTTGTCCAAATCGTAGGGGTATCCCATAGGGGGTTCCCGATGCGTCGGTTTTATTCCTGTATGGGTAACCCTGTTGGATAAAATTGCTGTCGGGATTGCATACAAGTACCAGTACCCCCCTAGTGGCCCTTGCAACCCCCATTAGAGGTTTTGCATCGGCAAAGTCCGAGGTATCCCCGCCAACAAACACCTCAAGCAACATCCAAGTTGATCCCGTTAAAGATTGCGCACGCTCGCGCCCACGCAATGTTGAACCGACAAGTTTACCATGCCGAAAATATTTTAGGGTTGCTGTCTAGGTTGATATTCCTAGCAATCCCCTACACAATCCCCGCCCGATTTATCCCGCAATTACAAGCGCAAGGGCTGGCTTCTAGATTACACGCAAAAAAGAACCCGCCGGACTAGCCAAGCGGGTTAAGGTAGGGGAGGAATGCGCGTCGGTTACTCGTCGGTTTTGATTACCTTCAACTGTTCAGCGTACGCTTTCACGGTGTTGTTTCGATCCAAATCCCAGTCGGGGATGCCTAATAGATCGGCCGTCTGTTTTAGGTGGTTCATCATCGTATTGAGATGCTGCAACTGCTTTGCAAACATGACTAGCTGTTTACGATCCAAAACAACAAGATCATCAGCGTTGGTCTCAGGGGTGATATTCAAAGCTTTGTTAGCCATCGGATTAAGTTCCTTATGATAAGAGAAAAGAAACAATGTCGGCAACCTGAGAGACAGCCAGCACAAGAATAAAGATATGGGCAAGGCCGATCTTTTCATAGCCTTTAGATGCTGCAGTATTTTCAAAGTTGTTGTTCATGGTTTCGCCTTCTCTGTTGGTTTAGGCGAGGCAACCGCTGCCCCGCCCCCATGTTATAGCCGCTGCCGGATTAACTTGCAAGCTTATATCTGCGCTTGAGACCATGCCCGGCTACAGTCTGGATATCATAGCCTTTGCGGCGCAAGGTCTGGATTCCCTTATAGACAGATAGCGGAGTCATACCAGACTCACGGCAAAGCGTGTTCTTTGTTACGGCATAAGAACGATACGCAAGGCACCGGTAAAGCTTCCCTAGCTTACTATCGGCAT